AAACACGCAACTATGCTTTCAGCAGATAATAATACTTTGTTAGAAGGTAATTTTGCATTTCCTAATGTAACTAACTCTTATAATGCAGAGGCTCTTTGTGAAGTTATTTTAAGAAGATCAAGAAACCAATTACAAATACAATTAACTTTAACATCAGAATTTTTAGAATTAGAAATAGGAGATATTGTTGCAATCACATATCCTAGTGGTGGGTTTGATGCCAAGCCTTTTAGAGTATTAGGTATTGAGATTAATGAAGATTTAACAGTTAATGTTCAGTTGTTTGAACACCAAGATAACTTTTATGATTTTAATACTAAAAATCCTATTGCTACAATTCCTGATACTACTTTACCTAATCCAAACTCTGTTCAAAAACCAGCTATAGCAGTTATAGATGAATTGTTTGAATTATTTGATGGTTCAGTAGTTTCTAAAATAATTGTTAATATTACAAATGCAGATGCTTTTGTAGATGAGTTTGAAGTTGAATATAAAGAATCTACTTCTAGCGATTACAGATTAATGCGTAGAGGCTCAAATAAAATTGTAGAAAAATATCCTGTTAAAGAGGGTACAATTTATGACATTAGATGTAGAGCAATAAATTCTACTGGTGTTAAAAGTACATACGCAACAACTCAACATGAAGTCAACTCTGCTTTTGAACCACCTAATGATGTTGCTAATTATTCAATAGATGTAATAGGAGATAAACTTCACCATACGTTTGACCCTGTAACTAACCTTGATCTTGATTTTTATGAAATAAGATTTACTTCAAACACAAGTGAATCAGCTTATGCAAACACAACTGTATTAGTTCCAAGAATAGGGCGACCAGCAACAAGTGTTACAACTCCATTTATAGGTACAGGAAAATATTTTATAAAAGCAGTAGATAAATTTGGAATAAGGTCAACTAACTTTGCAAGTCAAGTTATATCAGCACAAGTATTATCTGAAACAATAGAACCAGTACAAACATTAACAGAACACTCTACATTTACAGGAACTAAATCTAATGTAGTTGCAGTAGATAATAAATTACAATTAGATACTTCAATAAACTTTGATGCACATACAGGAGATTTTGATGATGGTCTTGGTTTCTTTGATGGTGGTTCAGGTGCAATAATTTCATCTGGTACTTATGATTTTGCAAATGCTTTTGATTTTAATTCTGTCTTAAAATTTAATGTTCTTTTAAGTTCATTTATTGTTAATAATATAAACTTTGTAGATAACTTTGATTCTGTATCAGGATTATTTGATGCAAGACAAGGATTGTTTGATGGTGGTTCTAATGCGTCAGTTGATACAAATGCTATTCTTCAAGTATCAACTTCACAAGATGCCTCAACTTATACTTCATTCCAAGATTTTAAAGCTGGAGATTATGTTGCAAGAGCAGTTAAATTTAGAGTTAAATTAACATCTAATAACACACAAGAAAGCCCACAAATTTCAGCACTAGCACTTAAATTATCTTTACCTATTAGAACAGAAAAAGGTAGTAATGTTTCTAGTACAACAAGTACATCAGGTAAAACTATTACTTTTGGTTCAGAATATTATCAAACTCCATCATTAACTGTGATTGGTCAGAATATGGCAACAGGAGATTTCTTTACAATTACCTCTAAAGGAACTGCATCTTTCATAGTTGAATTTTTTAACAGTTCTGGTAGTACTGTTGATAGAACTTTCGATTATCAGGCAATCGGAATTGGACAAAAACAATAAAAATGATATAAGATTAATTTTATGGCACAGCACGATTATATAATTTCAAATCAAACATTCCCAAATACTAGAGCAGATATTAATAATGCTCTTTTAGCAATTTCAAGTAATAACACAGGAACATCAGCACCTACCACTCAATATGCTGGTCAATTTTGGATAGATACAAACACTCCATCAACATCAGTTTGGACTTTGTATATACATGATGGTTCAGACGATATTCCTTTTGCAACAATAGATACTTCTGCAAATACAGTTAATTTTTCAGATTCAGCTTTAGATGTTGTAACAGATACAACACCTCAACTTGGTGGAGATTTAGATTTAAACTCAAATGATATTACTGGCACAGGTAATATTAATATTACAGGAAACCTAACAGCAAGTGGTAATCTTACATCTAAAGGTATAGATGATAATGCTACAAGCACAGCAGTTACAATTACTAGTGGTGCAGCTGTTCAAATCGGTTCAACTAATTCTGGTGTAGGTGGTTCAATAGATTTATCTATAGGAAACACATCTTCAACTGGTGGTATTACTTTATGGTCTACTACAACTGCGTCTCACTCTATTGGATTTGCTGATGGATATACTGGAACAGATAGATACAGAGGTTATTTAGAATACTCACATAGTGGCGATAGTATGCGATTTGGTACAAGTTCTACAGAAAGAATGCGTATCGACAGTTCTGGAAATTTATTAGTAGGAAAAACTGCTTCAAACACAGCTACAGCAGGAATAGAATTAAGAGCAACAGACCAAGTTACAATTACTAGAAGTGGTAATACTGGATTAATTGTAAATAGATTAAGTTCTGATGGGTCAATTACAAAATTTCAAAAAGATGGAACAAATGTTGGTGACATTGGTAACAATGGAGATAATTTAGTTATTGATTGTGTAAGCTCTGACCATACAGGTTTAGACTTTGCAAATGATAAATTAATTCCAAGAAAAAATAGTTCTGCTTCTGATAATGGAGTAGATTTAGGTTACTCTGGTGGAAGATTTAAAGACTTATATTTATCTGGTGGTGCTTTCATTGGTGGCACAGGCACAGCAAACAAATTAGACGATTATGAAGAAGGAACTTTTACACCTACAATTACTGCTGGACTTTCTTCTATAAGTTATTCAGCACAAATTGGTCTTTATACTAAAATTGGAGATTTTGTTTATGTTGTAATAAGACTTGATGCATCAGGAACAGCAAATGCTTCTAGAGTAGAAATGGGAGGATTACCTTTTGCAACAAAAGGTTCTCCTAATCCAGGTAATGGATTAAATTGGAGTTATGTGCCAGCTGGAGTAATTGGAAGTACCTCAACTAATTCACCAATTCTTTTTGTTTCTCCAGGTAGTAGTTTAATTAAATGGTATAATACAGCTGGTGGTAATTTTGTAGGTAGTGATTTGAACAATGCATCATCATTAGATATGTATATTAGTGGTTCATACAAAGTTTAACAACAACAACAATGGAGACAACACATGGCAATAACTAAAGAGACACAGATTGGTAAAATCGAAGTGGTCGGACAATACAAATCAGTTCAAGTAAGAACAGATACTGTAGTTATGGAAGATACTGAGGAATTATCAAGAAAGTATCATAGACACGCTTTGATGCCAGACGCAGTTATAACTGAAGAACATGACGAAGTTCAAGCAGTATGCAACGCAGTCTGGACACAAGCAATCAAAGATGCTTATGCTACTTTTAAAGCTGCACAAGAAGCTGAACTAGGAGAATAATTATGATTGAATACACTTGGTCGTTTCCTAACTTTGAAACAGACGCAGACAACAATGTAAAAACAATTCATTGGAGATTTACAGCAGTTGATGGAGATAATTCAGCATCTATGTATGGCTCTTGTGGTGGTTCAGAAAGTATGGATTTTGATGCTATGACTAAAGATACTGCAATCGCTTGTGTGATTTCAACGTCTGATACAACTGAAGCTGATATGCAATCAAACTTATCTGCTCAAATTGATAGTCAAAAAGCACCAACATTAACATCAAAAACAAAGGAGTGGTAATGTCAGATATTAAAATAGACGGACAAGATTATAAAAAAGAAGAAATGTCAGATGAACAAGTTGCAATCGTAGGAAAACTTGCAAACATACAACAATCAAAAAATAATCTTTTATCACAAGTTCAAGACCTAGATATTTTAGCAGACGTTTATGTAGGTAAATTTAAAGAAGCTAAAACTAAAGAAATCCAAAAAGAAGAAACTCAAACATAATCGTTGCCATGCAACTTTCCAAACACTTTAAGCTAGAACAATTTGAAAAGTCATCAACTGCAATCAGGCTTGGTATAACTAACAAAGCTGGTGCTGGAGAAATTAAAAACCTTACTGATCTTTGTTATGGAGTATTAGAGCCTGTAAGAGCAAAGTTTGATAAACCAATTATTGTTACATCTGGCTATCGTACAGAATCTCTTTGTGAAATTTTAAATAGTAGCAAGACCTCACAACATACAAAAGGACAAGCAGTGGATTTTGAAATAGCTGGTGTTAGTAATTTAGAACTAGCTTTGTGGGTTCAAAATAACGTAGACTTCGATCAATTAATTTTAGAGTATTGGAAAGAAGAAGAAGGTGCTAATTCAGGTTGGGTTCATTGTAGCTTCAATCAAGAATCAAACAGAAAGCAAGTTTTGACATTTGATGGAAAGAACTATATTAATGGATTACCAGAGGCTAAATGGTCTGGTGGAAAATTAAGTAATTAATATGGCTAAAAAAACTAAAACTAAAAAAGTTCCTAAAGGT